AGCTGAAGATTTATTTGAATCGGATGTACCCGAAACCACTAGAGTATTAGTTGATATATACGATTCCGACATTCCATCAAAAGGAAACAGAACAATGACTTTTGATATAGAAGTTGAAATGGTTAGTGGATTACCTAACACTCAATTTGCACAAAATGAAATTACTGCAATAGCATCACATGATGGTGTGACTAAATTGTACGATGTATTTGTATTAGATAAAGCAAGAAAAGTTAAAAACAATGCAAAACAATTCAGTAAAGATGGTAGAGATGTAAAACTGCATATTTTTGATAATGAGAAAAATCTTCTAATTGCATTTCTTAATTATTATGAAGAAGTTAATCCAACAATCCTAACAGGTTGGAACATTGACTTTTTTGATATTCCGTATCTTTACAATCGTATTAAGAACGTATGTGGGGAAGGACATGCAAAACGATTATCTCCAATTGGACAAACCTTTTATTCACCTTACAGACAGAAGTGGAGTTTTGCGGGTGTATCTATTTTGGATTATATCAATCTATATAAGAACTATAACTATGGATTAGAATCATCCTATACTCTAAATCACATTGCTACCAAAGAATTGGGTAGAGGTAAGATTGAGTATGAAGGAAGTTTGGATGATTTGTTTGAAAACGATTTGGAGAAATTTATTGAATATAACATTGTCGATGTGGACTTGGTTGTATCAATGGATGAGAAACTTCAATTCATTGAGTTATGTAGAGCAATCTGCCACGCGGGATTCGTTCCGTATGAAGATTATATGTTCTCATCAAAGTATTTAGAAGGAGCATGTTTAGCATATCTTAAAACTAAAGGGTTGGTTGCACCAAATAAACCAAAGGATAGGAAAGAAAAGATGCAAGCACTTCGTGATAACAACGAAGAGAAATTTATCGGAGCTTATGTAAAAGAACCTATTGTTGGTAAGTATGATTGGATTTATGATTTGGATTTAACATCACTATATCCATCAATCATTATGACTCTGAATATCTCACCTGAAACGAAGATTGGTAAAATTCAGAATTGGGATGCAGAGCATTGGGTTAGAGGTGGAGATGCTAGTTATACAATTGTAGGTTCTGGAGGAGATAAATACGAATATACAAAGCAAGAATTAACCGAAGTTATTAAAGATAGTAATTTAGGGGTAGCAGCAAATGGTGTATTGTATAATCAAGATAAACCAGGATTGATTGCAGATATTTTGGATACATGGTTCAAACAAAGGGTTGAATTCCGTAAATTAGAAAAACAATATGGTGAAGCAGGTGATACTGAAAAATATGAATTCTATGCCAAACGTCAATTAGTACAAAAGATTCTTTTGAACTCAATGTATGGGGTGTTAGGATTACCCGCATTTCGTTTCTATGATATTGATAATGCAGAAGCAGTTACAATAACAGGTCAGACTGTGATTAAGAAAACTGCTGAAATGGCAAATATCAAGTATAATAAGGAGTTGGGTACGAAAGAAGATTACAACGTATACATCGATACGGATTCAATTTATATGATGGCAGAACCTTTGGTAAAACATAGATATCCAGAATACAAAGAGTTTGATGAGCAACGAATGGCAAGTGAAGTTAATATAATTGCTGAAGAAACACAAACATTCTTAAATTCATTTTATGATTTATTAGCTGAAAGATTCTTTTGTATTCCAAAAGATAAACACAGATTTGAAATCAAAAAGGAATATATCTCCAAAGCAGGATTTTGGGTAGCAAAGAAACGATACGCACAATGGATGGTATTGAAGAACGGCATTAAATGTGATAAGTTGGATGTAAAAGGTTTGGATGTAGTTCGTTCATCTTTCCCAAAAGCGTTTCAGGAATATATGTCAGGTATGTTGAAAGATATTCTTATGGGTAAAGATAATGAATACGTTGATACAAAGTTATTAGCATTTAAAGCTAGTATGATTAATCTACCTGTAAACAAAATAGCAAAAGGTGGAGCTATTAAGGAATTGAGTAAATACGATAACGGGAAGTGGAGAAAGGATAGTGGTTTGGCAATTGCTAACTTTGAAAAGGGAACACCTGCTCACGTTAAAGCTGGGATTTCGTATAACCGATTATTGAAATTCTTTGATTGTCCGTTTAAGCATGAACCAATTAGAGATGGTGATAAGGTTAAGTGGGTGTATTTAAGACAAAACCCATTAGGATTAGATACAGTTGCATTTAAAGATTACAATGACCCAAAAGAAATTATGGACTTTGTAGAGCAATATGTAGATAGAGATATGATTTTCAAAGCAGAGTTAGAGAATAAATTAGATGATTTTTACAAAGCATTGAAATGGGAAAAAGCATCAACTGAAACACAAACTGCAAAAAAGTTTTTTACATTTTAATTATGGAAAGTTTAAAATTTTGGAATACTGATGAGTTCGATTTTGCTACATATAAATGGCGATTAAAAGAACGAATTAATAAAGAAATATTAGGAAATGCAACCGATCCTGGTAACTGCTATTATACTTTTAATGAGTTGGGGTTTAGAGGTGATTCTGTAAAAAAAAAAGGATTAAAAATTATGAGTGTGGGGTGCGGCCACACCGAAGGAATCGATGTAAATGATAGAGAAACATGGTCACATCATTTAACTAGAATGCTTCCAAATGGAGTAGATTTTAATTTAGGGATAAGTGGTGGAAGTAATGATTACATAGCTAGAAGTGTCCTAACATGGACAGAGTATTTGAATCCGGCTATCGTATTAATTATGTATACATATCCAACGAAACGAGAAATATATACAGACGCAGGTAATTTAGAACCGTATCATCCAATTCCTTGGGGGTACTTAAACGAAGATTTGGATGGTAGAAAATTATGGTCTAATATAATATCATCCACGTCAAATGAAGAAGATTACATTAATTGGTATAAAAATCATTTATTAATATCAAATTATTTAAAAAATAAACAGATACCATTTATTTGGAATGGAACATTTGTTAAAACTAAATATATGGATGAAAATAGATTTGATGGAGAATACCCGTGTTTCATAGATAATAACAAATACGCAAATTCAATTCAAAATGAATTATATGCTAAAAAATTATTAACATATTTTGAAAATAATTTTGAAATGTAAAAAAAATAAATTATATTATTAAAAATAAATTATAAATAAAATGAAAAAACAATTAGAACTATTTCCAAATGAGGAATTGCAATCACAAGGTAGTGTTAATATTACAGAACCACATCCAATCGCAGATGTAGAATGGTGTTTTCAATTTTTTAATAATGAACCTATTGTATTTGCATGGGGAGATGAAAATTCTGAACCATCACCACTAACATTAAGCATTCAACCAATAGAAGGACAGGGATTAAATTTTCAACAAAATGGGATGGAATTCACAATCTTCCCAAGACCAATTTCAGAAGAATCAAAATTAGAGAGAGAAAAATCTAAAAAAAAATAACTAATTAATTATGAGCTTTTTTGAAAACGATATTAGTAAGAGAGAACATAGTTTGTGGGTGGAAAAATACCGCCCACAAACACTTTCCGAATATGTTGGTAATGAAACCGTAAAGGAAACCATTCAACAATATTTGGATAATAACGATATTCCACATTTGCTATTACATGGTAAAGCAGGGACGGGTAAAACCACACTTGCAAAACTTATTGTAAATACAATCAAATGTGATAGTATGATTATTAACGCATCGGATGAGAACAATGTGGATACCGTTCGTAACAAGGTTAAGAACTTTGCATCCTCAATGGGATTTGCAGGATTTAAGATTATCATTTTGGATGAGTTTGATTATATGACTCCAAACGCACAGGCAATCTTGCGTAATCTAATGGAGACATTCTCTAAACATTGTAGATTTATCTTAACGTGTAATTATCACGAAAAGATTATTGACCCAATTAAAAGTAGATGTCAAACATTTGCAATCACACCTCCTACAAAGAAAGATGTTGCAATTCAGGTTACTAGAATTTTAGATGCGGAAAAAATTAAATACGATGTTAAAAATGTTGCCGATATCATTAGTTCATATTACCCTGATATTCGTAGAATCTTAAATACTTGTCAATTACAATCTGCAAAAGGAGAATTGAAAGTAGACCATCAAATTATGGTGGAATCTAATTTTCAAACCAAACTCGTAGATTTGTTAAAAGCAAATGATGATAAACGAAATATGTTTATGAACATCAGACAAGCAGTTGCGGACAATCGTTTAAATGATTATTCTGAAATGTATTCTATGTTGTATAGTAGAGTAGATGAATACGCGGCAGGTAATACGGCAAATGTAATTTTGACAATCGCAGAAGGATTATCCAAAGATGCATTAGTAGTAGATAAAGAAATAGTGTTTATGAGTACAATTATTCAAATTTTAAATATTATAAAATAATGGAACAAGGATTACCAAATGGTATCAGTTTAAATGATGCGAGAGATATGGTGTGTGAATGTGGAAATAAAACATTTATGCCAGGATATAGATTTAAAAAATTAAGTAAAATAATGACTGGTAATGCTCAAGATTCAATCATTCCAATTGAAATGTATTTATGTACTCAATGTGGAAAAGCATTGCAGGAATTATTACCTTTGGAATTGAGAGACACACCATCATCAATAGTATAATAATGGCAGGAAAAAAGTTATTTGACCACATTGCTGCAATTACATCGGAGCAAGACCCAAACTACTTTGATAAATTATCGGAGGAAGATATTAAGACATGGAGTAACTTTATGATTAATAGATTCCTTTCGATGAAACCTGAATGGGTAGAATTGATTGCAACTATATTACCTCTGACTCAAACATTAGAACCTAGAGAAATGTATAAGTTGTATATCAGTATTATACCTAAAGGTAAATATTATCTTAAATACATCAAAGGAAAAGGAGAAGAAAAATACGAATCATTTTTAGTTGATTTAATTAAAAAAGATTACGATTGTTCCGAAAGACAATCAATTGATTACATTGAAGTTTTATATGCAACCAGAGAAGGTAGAGAAAATATAAAATATATGTGCGAAAAATATGGTACTGACAAAAAGTTAATAACCAAATTAAAATTAAAGATTTAATGCTAGGAAAATAGGAATAAATTGTGTATATTGTATTTAAATAACACACTATGGCTAGAGTTTCATTTTCCCAATATAGTATGTGGTCTGCATGCCCACATCAATACAAACTGGCGTATATAGATGGTTTGAGAGAATCATCATCCAATATACACACCGTTTTTGGTTCCGCAATGCATGAGACTTTGCAAGAATATTTAAGTAGATGTTTGCGTATTTCCAAATCGCAAGCAGATAAGAATATGAATACAAAAGAGTTTCTCAAAGAAAAAATGCGAGAATCCTTTTTAAAAGAATCAAACGAAGGACAGAACCCAATATGTTCCAAAGAGGAGTTAGTTGAGTTTTTAGAAGATGGGTATCTTATTTTAGATTACTTTCAGAAATCTAAAAATTTCAATAATTTTTTCTCACTAAAAGATGACGAGTTAATTGCAATTGAGCAGGTAATCAATACAAAGATTTCAGAAAATGTCAATTTTATGGGATTTATTGATTTCATCGTTAGAAGTAAATCAACAGGTAGATATCGTATTACTGATTTCAAAACCTCAACTAGAGGATGGACTAAAAACCAAAAAGCAGACTCGATTAAAAGCACACAATTACTTTTATACAAAAAATTTTACGCAGAATTACTAAATATATCCGAAGATGTAATTGATGTGGAATTCATAATTCTAAAGCGTAAGGTATCTGAAAATACAGATTATAACATCCCTCGTATCAGTAGACACGTACCTGCAAGTGGTAAACCTTCTATGACCAAATCATGGAAAGGATTTACTGAATTCGTTAATAGTGTGTTTGACCAGAATGGGGAATATAATGTAGATTCAAAATACCCCAAACATCCATCAAAATTATGTGATTGGTGTGAGTTTAAACAAAGAGGAATTTGTGACGGAAAAATATAAAAAACAATAATTATTTATAAAAATAAGTTATGGCAAAAAAGAAGATTTTATTATTATCAGACGATTTACGAATGGCGAGTGGTATCGCTAATGTTTCCAAACAATTGGTTATGGGAACCGTTGATAAATATGATTGGGTTCAATTAGGAGCAGCAATCAAACACCCAGAAGCAGGTAAGATTTTAGATTTAAATGATAGCGTTAGAGAGCAAACTGGTGTTGCTGATGCTAGTGTAAAAATTTACCCATCAGATGGATATGGTAATCCAGGTATTATTCGTCAATTGTTGATGGTTGAAAAACCTGATGCAATTCTCCACTTTACTGACCCTCGTTACTGGATTTGGTTATATGAGATGGAGCACGAAATTCGTCAATCAGTACCCCTTTTCTTTTATCACATTTGGGATGATTTACCAGACCCTAAATACAATAGAGATTACTACGAAAGTTGTGATTGGATTGGTTGTATTTCAAAACAAACTTATGGTATTACCCGTAGAGTGTGGGGATGGGATAAAGAAAAACATTGGACTAAACCTGCTGATTGGCAAGTAAGTTATGTACCTCACGGCATTAATTCCGATTTATATAAGCCAGTTGAAGTACCTGCTGAATTTAAAAAGGAAATCTTTGGTGAAAAAGAATACGATTTTGTTTTGTATTGGAATAATAGAAACATTCGTAGAAAACAACCAATTGATGTAATTCTTGCATTCGATAAGTTTGTGGAGGCATTATCACCAGAACATAGAAGTAAAGTATGTTTATTAATGCATACTCAACCCGTAGAAGAACATGGTACTGATTTACCAAGAACTATAGCAGAGTGTTGTTCACCTGAAACAAATGTAGTATTTGCACCAAACAGATATTCAGAAGAGCAATTGAACTATCTTTATAATTTAGGAGATGTAACAATTAATGTGGCATCTAATGAAGGATTTGGATTGGCAACGGCTGAATCAGTAATGGCTGGAACTCCAATCATTGTAACGGTAACGGGTGGATTGCAAGACCAATGTGGATTTAGAGATATTACAACTG